TTGTCCAGCACCCGATTCGTGGCCTGGAGCACCCGCCCGAGGTTGGCCCGGTCCCTCGGGCTCGGGCAGAAACTGATGAGTTCATCCAGCACCGCCTGCGTGGCGGCCTCAATAGCGTCGCCCGCCATCGCCTTGCCGAACTCCTCGTCCGACACCTTGGCGGCGTCGGCCTCGGGCTTGCAGACCGCATAGACCACATCGCACAGGAGCACCGGGTCGCGGATGAGCTTCTCGATGAGCGTCCCCTCGATGACCTGCATGAGGTCGACGCCCGTAAGCCCGCGCACGCGCTTGAGCGTGGCGACATTGATGTCCACCGTCCAGGTCCGACCCGCGTTGTCCTTGAACTGCCGCATCCGTGCCTCCGTGTTTAGCTGCCGATCCATGAGGGCGCCGTGGTCGAGTACGTCACCTTCGCCGTCACCGAGACCGTGATGGCCTCTTCGAGGGCTTCGCTGCGGCTGAAGTTGGTGATCGAGAAGTCCGCCTGCAGGCCCTGACCCGCTGTGTCGTCGAGGATCTGCAGGCCGATTGGGTCGTTGTTGAAGAAGGCGTTCTTGATGGCGGTGAACCCGGCGTCGCCGGTGTCCCAGACCATCTCGAACTCCACGCTCGCCTCTTTGAGCGTGGCGACCGTGGCTCGCCAGCCGTTGTTGGCCCGCGTGGTCACGTCTGCCTCGCCCGCCTCGAGGTTCAGCGTCACGTCGCGCGTGTTGCCTAGCGCCGTCCACGCACCCGCGCCTGCCTGGCCGCCCGTCTTGTACTTGAGGGCGGCCTCCATGCCGAGCCTGATTGCCATCGCTGACTCCTTTCACTCGGCGCTGTGGCCGACCACAAAGACCATCTCACCGCCCTTGCTCTTGACCAGCACGTCCGCAAGGTTGACCCGCTCGAAGTGGTACTGCGTGCCCGGAGCGACCTCGATGGGGTCGGTCTTGCCGTCTGAGAGCAGCATGTCCTGCGTGTTCTTGTGCGACGCGGTGAGCGTGAAGGTGGCGATGGTCTTCTGGGTCGCCAGCGGCTTGAGCTCGTCGGTCATTGCCACGCCGAAGATGATCGTGTTGCGCATGGCTACCTCCGCTCCCGGTAGGTGACGCTCAGGACGCTCGTGAACACCCGGTGCTGTTCGAGCGCTTCGCTCGACACCACCGGCTCGTTGCTGATCCCAACCCACGCCGCGTCGGGGAAGCCCTCCAGCCGCTTGAACCGCAGGTGATCCGCGATCGCCTCCACCAGCACGAGCAGTTCGTCGATCGCCGCGTCCGCCCCATCGGCGGGGAGCTTCTTCTGCACGCCGACGTCGATGACGTACTCGATGGCCAGGCTGTCCCGCGTCACCGGCGTCATCTGCACCGTGCGCGGCACCACCGAGACCCGCAGGTCCTTGAAGTCCTCCAGAGTGAATGCGGGCTGGTACATCCGGACGGCCGTGACGGGCTGTCCGTAGGACCCGGCGCTCACGTGCGCCGCGACGGCGTCGGCAATGGCGGCGATCGTGCTCACGGACCACCTCCAATCACCGGGGAGCCCGTGGTTGGCACACTCTGGCGCGGCGAGTTGGACGTCAGTCCGGACAGCTTGCCTTCGAGGAACCAGATCTTGCGTTCCATCTCGGCGTACTGGGCCCGGATCGCGTGGGCCTCGCCGATGAACTCGTCGAGGCGCTTCTCCACCTGCTGGAGCTTCGTGGTGACCACGCCCCACTGGACGGTCATCGCGCCCGCCGCGAGCACAACCGTGACGACCACGCCGGCCCAACGGGCGCTGCCGTTCTGTCCGTTGGAGTTGTTGCCTGAGTCCGCCATCACGTCTCCGTGCCGATGTGCTTGGTGTAAATCCGAAGAACCCTGCGGTACGGGTCGCTGTAGCGCCATGGCGGTTGTCCACCGGGGGCATTGACCTCGTACACGAACACGCTCGTACCAACCATCTCTCGCACCTGGTCGCCCGCCCGCGGGAGGATCGGGCCAGCGCCCAGATCCAGTTCCGCCGTCCGCACGAGGAAGTCCCGCGACTCCACGCGGTGGATGAGACCCGCGTCGTCGGCCTGCTCGAACTCGGTCTTGCCGATGGTGGCGTGGACTTCCTTCTCGTCCGTGCCACGCCGGTAAAGGACCGGGCGGGAGAAGTGCCGATGACGCTGGGCATCGAGGAATGCCGCGCCGCGATCGAGCAGGTCACCCACGGGTGGCTCCTTGGGGGGCGTGGGGGTTACTGCTGCAGCCGGATGCGTGCGGTCGTGTCGGCATCGGCCGACGCACGCACGGCTTTGCCGATGAGCTTGTTCGCGCCGGCGGCCGCGTTCTTGGTGGCGACCTTGTTGGCCGCGTCCCAGTAGGCCAGCGTGCCGACGGTGAACGCCGTGCCCGCCCCGGCGGCCTTGGGGAAGTCGAAGACCCCCTGCACCGCCAGCGAGCCGAACTGGCCCGCCTTGAGATCGGAACGCGTTGTGCCGACCAGGTCGCCCTGCACGACGACGGTGCCCGCGGGGATGTCCGCCGCCGCCGTGTAATCGATCGCCGCGCCATCCTGAACGAACTTCGTTGTGGACACGTGTGTACCTCCTGTGCCTGGCTCTCCGCCCGGCTCGATGCCGATACCGCCCTCGAACTCGACCTGCTCCGGCATTACGCCTCACCCTTGGCCTTCACGCCGCCGCGCGGATCCTGCAGCGCCACGCCGAAGTCGTGGTACCCGCGCATCTGGATGCCCAGGCGGTTGAAGGTCTGCTCGGCGGTCTCGATGGTCGGCGACTCCTGGCCGTTGAGGAACGCCATCTCGACCACAGGCAGGTCGTTCGCGTCCGCCAGCAGGTACCACGCCTTGGTCGAGTTGCCGCCGAACTTCGGGTTGCCCAGGTAGCGGCTGACCTCGACGCGGAACTTGCCTTGGTGCGGATTGGTGAGCGGGTACTTCGCGCCGCCGGTGTTGTCGCGCAGCTCCAGGCTCTTGAAAAGCTGGCTGCCCATCGCCGACAGCGCCGTGGGTACCAGCAGGATTTGCGGCAGGACCCCGATGGGCTTGCCGTCGGTGTCCACCTGATCCATGAAGGCCACCTCGGCCTTGGTCAGGCCATCGACCCCGAGCGCGGTGTCCGCGCCGGTGACGAAGTTCTTGTTAGCGGCGCTGAAGAACGCCGCGTTGTTCATGAACGCCGCCCAGAAGACCTCGTTGATCGTCTTGCCCGAGCCGGAGCCGAGCTTGCGCGGCACCGACGTAATCGCCCCGAGGTCGTCGTTGTAGATGTCGGTGCGGTCGATCGCCAGCATGAGCGCGTACGTGTCGGCCTTGTTGGAGTACGACTCCTCGCCCAGCGTTCCGTGCTTGATCTCGCCGCCGGGGGCGACTTTTTCGTACCCGTCGTTGCCGGTGAGCCGGTAGCTGGTGACGGTCTTGAAGTCCGTGACGCTGCGGACGGCGCAGATGTTCCGCCACCCCCCATGCGCTCGACGCCGAGGACGCCCATCGCATGAACGACAACGGCCCCAGCATTCGCCGGGGCCATGTGTGTTTGGAACGGAACGAGTTGTCGTGCGCGGTTCACGCCGCCAGTTTGACTGGCCCACTCTCGGTGGTCACGCTCTCGATCGTGAGTCCGGTCCCGCCGACACCGAAGTTGACGGTGAACTGCGCCGGGTTGCCGCGCTGGGTGCTGCGGACGGCGGTGATCTGGTACGTGACCGACGGCGAACCGGCGGGCACGGTGTCGTCGGTGAAGTTCTTCACCCCCGACGAGCCGACATACCCGAAGGCGCCGCTGCTGCCTGGCCGCCGCTTCACTTCATAGATGGTCCCCTGCGTACCACTTGGGTTATTACATTTCCACCTGAGTTCGAGCGCGCCGTTCTGGAGCAGGCCGACGCGGAACTCGAAGGGCGTGCCGGGCGGCGGCGTCGTGCCCGGCGTGGCGGGCGGGGGGATCTGCGCGAGAACGTACACGTTGGGGTCGTTCTTGCTCTCGGCCCAGTTGCGGATGGACTGGATCATGTCGCTCCCCGCGCCCGGGCCGTTGTGCATGGCGCGGACCTTGTCGTGGAAGTTCTGGGTGGCGGTCTTGGCGGCCTGCCGCGCGACCTCGGCGGCATTGAACGCCGCGCGTGCCTGCGTGGTGAGCGCGCCCAGCGCGGTGACGGCGGCGGACGTCAGCCCGATGTTCGCGGCGTTGGCCGCCCACGGCCCGCCCGCCAGCGCGTGCGCCTCGTAGAACTCGATCTTCCCAAGACGACTGTCAGGAACGACGCCCATACATGCTCCTTGGCCATTGGCCGTAAAACGGCGAGCGCTCACCGCGAGGATGAGCGATCGGGGCGTCGCGCGCGGCTCCCGTCTCACATCGAGAACAAGTCGTGCCGCCGTGCCCCGGCGATGAACTGCCGGAGTGCATCGACGCGCGCTCGGGGGCACTTGAGGCGACGGCACGAAAAAGATCGTCGATGCTCACATCCGACCCTTCGACGGTCGTGTTCAAGCCTTCTTGTGTCCGCTCCAAGCCCTCGACGCTCGCGTTCAAGCCTGCTTCTGTCCCGTTCAAGCCCTCGACAAGGGGCGGAGACCCTTCGGCGGCCTTCTCCGGGCCTTCGACGATCCCGCGCGGCCCTTCGACGACGCCTGTGGACCCTTCGACAAGAACAAGGAAAGGCCCGCGGCAGAGCGATATGACAATGCCTCTTAGACACCGTGGCCCGCGCAGGCGAGGCATTCGCGCAAGGCGTCGCTCGGCCTGCGGGGTCCCGGTCAGCGGTGGACTGTGTGCTCATCCTCGCAGTTGTACAAGCATTCGACGTGACACAGCCTATCGATGTTGAGATCTGGTTCTCGCCCAGTGGGCGGCGAGATCCTCCGAGCCCCAGGACCCACCACACTCCGGGCACCGGACCTGGCTCGTCCGGGTGAGATGCTGCTCGGACAGGGAGTCGTCCAGCGGGTAAATGCAGCACGGACAAAGCCTGCCCCCTGCGGCCTCGGCCCGGCGGCAAGCCCGACGCCATCGCGCCGATTGCCATGCAATGAACCCCACGAACGCGACCAGAACAACCCCGAGCGCGCGGAGCTTCGTGCCCAGCACGCTCGGGGCGTCCAGTGTTACGAGAACCCACAGAACAATCGCGGCCACAAGCACGCCCGCAACGATGGCAACCATCCACGTTTGTGCGCGGAGGCGGTCGCGATACGTCCGACGCAACCGCAGGTGCGGCAACGCGGTGTCCGTCTCTGTTGCCGACGAACTCCCGGCATTACTGCTCGGCGATGATGACACCACAGTTCCTCAGACAGTTGTGGTAGTTGCGTTCCGCGGCGCGGAGCTCCGAAAGGTACACCTCGTGGAAACCGTATACGCAGCCCCCGAAACTCACGCCGGAACCGATGATCCCTCCCGCGACACAGCAGAAAGCCGTGCTGAAGGGAGGCAACGCCCACCCGCAGATCGCGACGCCGATGCCGCACCCGCCGATGAAGCCGCCGGGAAGCCCGATGACGCCGCAGTATGCCTTCACGTTGGTCAGGTACCGATCCAATGCGTTCTTCTTTTCCGTGGTGTACGTGTTCAGGCACTGCTCGACGCAGGACGGCACGCCGCCCGTGCCGTTGTCGGTCGGCGGCGCCTCGCCGGTTGCCAGAACCTTGAGAAGTTGCTTGGCTTGCACCTTGTCCGCGGTCGTTGTGCCCGGCGCGAAGATGGAAAGTTCGCCGGACTCGCCGCCGCTCTCAAACTCGTAGGTTTGAAGCAAGCCGACGACGAGCCCTTGGTAGTTCGCGCCCGTGAGCTCGTAGATCACCGCATCGACCGAGAGCGTCACCTTGACCGGCGATCCAGTAGGTGAGCCGCCGGTTGCGAAGTACGTCTCCGTCGCGCCCTCGTGCCAGGAGACCGGGTAGCGGTACAGTTGCTTCGCACTGCCGAGGTCGAGCGCGGGAGGAATGGTCGCAATATCCCAGTCGAGGTAGTGGAGTTGGTCGTTCGCCACGACCAAGGCCGCGGTGCCGGTGGTGTCGTATTGTTGTCCAGAAAGAAGTTGCGTGGTTCCCGGAAGATCCCACGTCTGCGCTACCGAAGTGGCGGCAAACACCGCCGTCGCGCCCACCGCAGCCAGCCAGCGATTCATGATGTGCATCTTGTTGCTCCTAACGAGTCCACTTCCCGGGACTCGCGCCCGGGACTCGCGCCCGGGACTCGCGCCCGGGACTCGCGCCCGGGACTCGCGCCCGGGACTCGCGCCCGGGACTCGCGCCGACAGGCTACGGCATGCCGGGCTACCTGTCAAGTTCGCATCTCGATTGTGGATGACGTAGACGACGCTCATGTTGACGCGCACGATGCCGTCGATCCCGTCGGTGCGTCCACGCCGCAGGAGCGGGGTGCAGACCTGGTCCGCTTCGATGAGCTTGAGGTCCAGCGATACGGGCGACCCCCACGACGCGATCGCGGGGTTGTTGACCAGCAGGGCGAACGCTTCACCGCTCTCGGCCCGGGCCAGCCGCATCGTTCGGAGCTTGCCGGGCAGGTCGATCGCCGCCGCCCACGCCTCGAACAGTTCCTCGACACGGCGGTTGGCCGCCGCGTCGTCGGTGAGCATCTGCAGCCGGGGACCGGTGCCGACGGTGTCGTTGGCGAGCGTCAGGACGATGCCCTTGGCATAGGAGTTGTTGGCGACCTCGTATCGAGCGCGGTTGCGGAGGACTCGGCGGACCTCAGGGGTGATCGCGGCGTTGGGCGACAGGCCGTCGGCGTTCGCCCAGTGCCTGCGGTTGTCGGGGGTGGTCTGCGCCGAGTCGAACTTGGCGACGACCGCGCGGCGGCCGCCGCCCGCCCAACGCGACCCGCGTCCGTGCAGGTCGGGTGGGCGCGACGCCGCCGGGGAGGGAGAGACCTCTCGCGTCCCGCGATGGGGGGCGACCCGGCTCATGATGTTGGCGATGGCGTTCAGCATGAGTGGGTCAGACGGAGCCGGGGGGGACGATCTTGGCGAACTTGATGCCGAGGCCGGGCTTCCTCGCGGCGTCCTTGGACGCGAGGTAGCGGTCGGCCTCGATCTGGTCCTTCAGCGGGTGTTGCTCGACGGACTGGCCGTCGACGGAGGCCTTGGCGGGCTGCTTCGCCGCCTCGCGCAGGGCTTCGTCATCGCTGGAAGGGTCGGGGGGCACACCCGTACCTCTCTGATCCAGCCGCCGGGATGTCGCGCGGAAAGTGGGCGGCGAGCCGAGATCGACTACCGGTAGCGTGCGATCACCCGACCGGACGCTCGACGGTCGTGACGCGCCGCCCGCAGTGTCGGCATTGCCGCCGACGCCGAACAGCCCCGCTCGGGGCTCCGCGGGTAGATAGCACCTCGAAGCGCTGGCATCCGCACTTCGGGCAGACCAGCCCCTTGGGCGACGGGCTGGGAACGGAGCCAAGCTTGGGCGATGGCCTGATCGTCATCGCGAGCGCCCCTTCAGCGCTGAGAGCTTTAGCCGCGGCCTCGCGACGACCTTGGCGTCCGTCCCGAAGAGCACCGCCCCCTCCATCGACGCCGCCACGGCGGTGCCGACCAGGCAGTCCAGCCAGTGGTTGTCCAGCCCCTCGACGCGGAGCTTCCATTCATCCACCGTGCGGCCACGCCCTTCGGTCCGCACCCGGTACTCGCTGGTCAGGTGCTCGGCCAGAAGCCGGTGGTGCTCGGGCTTGTGGCCGAACAATGACAGCCCTCCCGGGTCGCCCATGGGCACCGCCAGCCGCGCATGCACGAACGACTTCCAGAAGTTCGTGTCGAAGAGCACGTGCCGAACGGCTCGTTTGCCGGTGACCACCGGGACGCGCCAGTTCAGCCCGACCCGCTCGCCCCGCTTGCGCTTGTAGTCGCTGAAAGGCAGGCTGCTCGCGCCGACGTAGCGGCCGTGGCTGGGCGTCAGCACCCCGGCGTGCGGGCTCTGGCGACAGAACTGGTAGACCACATCCGTGGACGATCCCCAGTTGGCGTCGATCAAGCAGCGGTCGATCCGCACCATCGCGCCATCATCGCGCCGCCACTCGCGAGCCACCGTCGCTTCGATGAGCCGCTCGAGCCCGGCGTAGATCGCTCCCTCGGCCCCTGCGCGGACGGACGCCGCCCCGAGCGTCCGCTTGATGTCGCGGAGCGTGAAGTACGCCTGTTTCTGGTCCGGCTCGGTGCCGTAGTCGATGACATGCCCAGTGAAATCGTCCTCCCAAGCTGCCACAAGGTAGAACAGCGCCTTGCCCTGCACGTCCACGAACATCGTGAGGTGCGAGCAACCCAGGGGGACCAGCCCGCGGGCGTGGCCGTTCACCTTGGCGGTGATCTGGTCGGCGCTCAGCAGGTCGTCGGTGACTTCAACCTCCGGCAGCGGCTCGTTCTGATACTCGGCGAAGAACGCCGCCTCGTTCTGCAGCCGCAGGTTCATCGCGTGCTGCACGGCGGACAGTTCGTCGTGGTTGAATCGCTCGGGCCAAGCGATGACCGCCCCCGTGTCCATCTCCGCGCGATGGGTCTTGTAGAACGCGGTCGCCTCCGCTCCGCCCCGGTCGGCCTTGAGCCCTTCGGCCCGCAGGCGGGCGTACTCGGCCCACAAGCGGTCTGCGGTGGGGAACGAGTACACCATCTTCGTCCGCTCGCCTTGCCACTGCGGGTGCTTGTCCCGATCGAGAATGCGGTCGGCCAGGTCGTCGGGCCGGACGACCGTCAGCGTCATCAGCCCAGCGATCTTCCGGCCCGGGCCAGCCAACCCCAGGATTGCGCCGGCGAGGATCCGTTCGCGGTTGGCGCACTGCGATGGCGAACGGGCGCTCTCGTCGGTCTGCGGGTCGTCGATCAGCACCAGCGACGGGCGCACGCTCACGCCATCGACGCGCTTGTGCTTCATGCCCCGGATGCGGCCTGTGATCCCGGCAACGCGGATGATCGCGCCCGACGCCGCCGAGCCCGGGATGGTCGGCAGCACGATCTCCCGGGCCGTCCAGCCGATGTGCGTCTGCTTGCCCTGGTAGAGCTGCCCTGAGGCTCGCTGGTGGATGCCTTCGAGGGAGCGGATGGGATGAC